ATAGCAAACGCTTGCGAATGGGTGCAGGTGGAGATTTTGAAATTTTTCATGATGGCTCAAATAATTACATTAAAGGTGCTAGTAGCGACCAAGATATAATTTTTCAAGGCGTAGATGGCGGCAATGCAATCACAGCGCTCACCCTTGATATGGAAAATGCAGGCGCGGCTACGTTTAATTCGGGTGTAGTAGTTAACGAATCAGGTGCCGATGCTGACTTCCGCGTTGAGTCCGACACCAATACTCACGCTTTGTTTGTTGATGGCGCAAAAAACTCAATTATAGGAATTGGACACACACCCACAAGCGACACTCATGATTTTTGGTCAACTATCTTTCTTGGCGAAAAAGGTTCAATTATAAGCGAGGTTAACGCATCGGGCGGCGGCCCCGGAATGTATCTAACAGACAACTTATATATTGACAAAGACACCGGAGCTTTTGCAAATATTACCACAGATGAATCTTCTGCTTATCGGCAAGAAGCAGGGGAACACCGATTCTTTTCACAAGCATCGGGTAGCGCAGGTGCGGCTGTTACATTATCAGAAAAAATGCGCGTCAGCTCATCAGGCCGCGTAGGCATTGGTAGTAGCTCGCCTGCTTACAAACTACACGTTGCTCCTTCAGATAACGATGGAATTATTATTGACTCGTCTTCAGATTCGCATACTGGCTTTTTATATTTTGGCGATGCGACAAGTAGTACTGTAGGCGCCATCAGTTACGACCATTATTCTGATGCTATGCGCTTTCAGGTTAACGGCGCAGAGCGCTTCCGCATCGATTCGGCAGGGGTGTTGGTGGGTACGTCTGTATCTGCAATGTCCGCCGGCGGAGTTCGTCTTAGAAATAATAACGGCAACATTGGAGAAATTGCTCTTTCAAATAACTCAGGGTCAGCCGATTATGTTGCTAGATTCTTGTGGGGTTCTTCTCCCACATTAGTCGGTAACATTACTGTCAGTTCTAATGCTACAGCTTACAACACCTCATCAGACCAACGCCTCAAGGACAACATCGTAGCCGCGCCTTCTGCTTCTGACGACATTGATGCTATCCAAGTACGTTCGTTCGACTGGAAGGCTGACGGGTCACACCAGAAGTACGGCATGGTCGCACAGGAACTACAGGGCGTTGCACCAGAGGCTGTATCAACACCAAAAGACTCAGAAGACATGATGGCTGTGGACTACAGCAAGCTAGTGCCGATGCTTGTAAAAGAAATTCAATCACTACGTGCCAGAGTTGCACAACTTGAGGAATAAACAATGAACTGGACAATTGCACAACTTGAAAGAAACACATCAGATGATGGCGTAGTGATAGCACATTGGAGTGTCAGCAAGACAGACGGAGCAAACACTGTGTCTTGCTACGGCACTGAAGGTTTTACCCCAGATGCATCAGCGGCAGGCTTTGTACCCTTTGCTGATCTAACTGAAGCTGACGTTATCTCTTGGGTAACAACTGCTTTAGACACAACAGCGATTGAAGCAAGTTTAGATGCACAACTGGTTGAACTAGCCACACCCACAACTGCCGTGGGCGTACCTTGGGCCGCTTAAAGTTAACTAAAGGAAAACTAAAATGGCAATAACAACTACTTGGTCAGTGACCGACATGACACACGTTGACGCTGATGGTGGCGTTATTAAAGCGTACTGGAACTGTGTAGCAACGTCTGACACAACTCCATCGTACTCTGCTTCAGAAGGTGGAAAGTTGCTATGTACCTACGATGCTTCTAGCAACTCGTATATACCATATGCCGATCTCCAAGAGTCTGACGTTTTGGGTTGGATTTGGACTAGCCTTATCAAAGATGAAGAGACAGCGGAAGAAGCAAAAGCCCGCATTGAAGCTAACCGCACCTCTCGCGTTCAGAATCAAATTGATCGTGCGGCGACACAAACGACTGGATTACCTTGGTAAACTTTTAGAAACAATGTAAATTTTAAGGAACAAAAACAATGAACGTAGACATCAAAACTCTCATCTCTATGTTGCCACTAGGCACTGTCATAATTGCATCTATCATTAGCTGGTCGCAGGTCACACTTTCGACTGAATTAAATGAAGAAAATATTGCAGAGAATGAAGCTCAAATTAAAGAGAACGCGGAGACCATTCAAGACTTAGACAAGAAAGTTTCTATTGTTGAATTAAAAATCGACAGTATGCAGGACGATATTAGAGGTGCTAGAGCAGATACTACGTTAATCATTAACATGCTTAGAGAGAGTAGTAAATAGATGAACTTTGAACGGCTGAAAGAAAATATAATTCGACATGAAGGCACTAGACATCTCATTTACGAATGCACAGCGGGCAAACTCACAATCGGCGTCGGACACAACTGTGAAGACAAGCCATTATCGGATGCTGCAATCTCGCAGATTTTAAGCGACGATATCGCTGATGCCATTGCTGATTGTGAGCGCTCAATTGAAAACTTCAAGAGCTTCCCAAGTCCGGTGCAAGAAGCTCTTGTCAATATGAGTTTTCAAATGGGCATCGCCGGCCTTTTAAAATTCAAGAACACTTTGCGGTATCTGTCGAGCGGACACTGGATTGCGGCTGCCGATGAAATGCTTGACAGCGCGTGGCATCGCCAAACAAAAACACGCAGTCTTGAAGTGAGCGGATGGGTGCGGGAGTGCGCGGATGCCTGACGACCAGCAAGTGTGTACTATTTGCGAAACTTTATTCTTCATATGCACTTTTCTATGCATGACTTATTTGATCAACATGCTCCACTGAATATGAAAGGAGATTCTTCTGTGCTGAAATTACTGATCGGACCCGTGGTCGATCTTGTGTCTACAACCCTTAACAATAGAGCGGCGGTAAAACAAGCCGAGCACACAAGAAAGCTGCAAGTGATTCAGAATGAGGCATCTTGGGATGCGACGCAGGCTGCTAACGCCCACAACTCAATGAAGGATGAATGGTTTGTTTTTCTGCTGTCGATTCCGTTAATTGGCGCATTCATCCCAGAAGCTCGTCCATACATCGAAGATGGCTTTCTATGCCTAGACGAAATGCCAGAATATTACAAAGGGTTTTTGGCTGCGGCTATTGCCGCGAGCTTTGGCATAAAAGGACTTGCAAAGTTTAAGAAATAACTATGGTGCCTGGAGCCGGAGTCGAACCGGCACGAGATTTCTCTCGACAGATTTTAAGTCTGTTGCGTCTACCAATTTCCCCACCCAGGCATGTCTTTTAACATTGTGTCTCTCTAAATAGAGTTGACGTGGTTTGTGTCGCGCAGTATAGTCAGCAGGCGAAGTGAGGGATACCGCAATTTTTGCATCCAGATCCCTTTCGGCGAAGCAAGGTGTGTGAATAACAGTGCTTCACAAGATAACTGCTGCGGAAGCTCTCGAAGAGGGAATCACTACCCCTCCCCAAGCAATTTGAGGGCAATAGCATATCTTACTGAAAGCGTAGTTATTTCCGCAGTGAAACAAGGGAAACTTTGAGGGAAAACTAACGGAGAGAAGCTATGAAACTACGAGATTACATCAGCGACAACGTACACTTAATTTGGCCTATTGGGAACCACCGCAAGAGATCCATCCAGAAGCTCCAAGAGTTCATGTCTTTTAATGGCAACGGCTCCCGTGATCTGTCTGACTTCAGCGCACGAGACATCAAAGAGTACACAAATTGGCTGCGCGAAGAGGCTATTAACTTGCGCTCAAACAAGCGTGGCTTGAGTAAATCGACAATAAACAAAAGATTAGCGGCGGTCAGCAAAGTATTCAATACCGCAGTTGATGATAAACTGATAAGCGCCAACGGAAAGCCCAGAATAAAAGCGGAGAACGTACCGACCGAGCGCGGTCGGCACTTCACTCAACGCGAGATTGCACTACTGAAGCGTTATTACGCCGACTCAGATTATCCAGAGATGGTTGACTTTTTAGAGCTCTGCATGAACACGGGAATGCGTAATTCCGAGATGCTGTCGATAAATAAAGATGAAGCAAGTGCCGATGACAAAGTCGCTGGAAAAATCATTGAGAACGGAACGGCTGTGCGGTTAGAAAACACGAAAAATGGCCGAGGGCGCACAGTGCCTCTAAATCAAAAAGCATCAAGAGCGTTAAAAAATTTAGGGTATCGCCCATTTGATCACTACAACCATCGCCACTTTTACACGAGTTGGCAAAATGCTAGACGAAAAGTTGCGCCTGGTGATACGTCCTTTGTTTTTTATTGTGCTCGGCATAGTTTTGCTTCGTATTTAGCAAACGAAAAGAATATTTCAATCAAGATTATTGCCGACCTGATGGGACATACAGATATCTCGACAACAGCTCGATATATTCACACTAAACCATCGCAGGCGTTCGCGATTGTGAATGCACTGGAGTTATAGTTTTAGATAACGCGGCCTTTCAAAAAACACCGAACGGCCGCTTTTTTAATAATTCCTAATAATTGTATACATTAATACATAAATAAATAGAATTCATTGTAATGCAGACAGGAGATCAAAAATGCAACTTGCCGGACTTACTTCCCCCCCAAAAAAACACCGATGCCAAAAACAAATTGCGGCGGCTTTGCTTGTCGCGTACAAAAAACGGTGTAGCGTGATGAAGCCTCGAAATTTAAAAATCACTCAAGAAATAGTTGCTCGAAAACTTGGCGTGAGTCAAAGTTTGATATCGCAATATTTCGCAGGCGACTTGCCAATTCCTGATGCCAAGCTCCAAATTTTTTGTGACTTTTTGAGAATCCGTCCAGTTGACATTGATCCTAATTTTCAAAGCACGCCAGAAAAACACAAAAGCAAATTTTTTGTATTGGACACAGGGAATTGCGGACAAGAGTTTTTAAATTCTGAAGCATATTACGAAGAGTCACTTGGTCATTTGATTGGAATAAAAACCAAATACACGGCTGACATCCGATTGTTGGAAGACGGAAAAATTGTTTACGAGCACGGCGGTGTACTCCAAGCATTTCTGCACTTGACGTTTGTCGATGCGCTTTCAAAAGAAGAGCTGAAAAAAGTCAATCTCGTAGCAGTTTCGAGATGGAAGGACTATAAAAAACAAATCCCAGGCCAGTTTTTGTTCATGCGCAAAAACACCTATTTAGCTAAATTAGCTAAACAAAAACAAATGGAGAAAGAACAAATTGTCGATTTCAACGAGCGCAGGCAGTGGGGGCCGTGCATGGCGGTTTTGCAGATTATCTTGAAGTAATTTTTACCAACCGTCACTTTTTTCACATTAAAAATGTTTGTGTCCCCCCATTGAGGGAAGCAGTGATTTTTTTTGAAACACACGTTATCCACTAACGAATAGCTGTACTAATGATAGAGGGATTCAGTATTCCCGAATTATCAAAAAAATAGGAGAAAACAAGTGAGAAGTGTTCAAGACATCAGCGAACGGGAGTCAAAAACTTTGGGACTCCAACGACACGCTAAAAAACAAGAAAAACAATCTCCGCAGTATCGGCAAGCCGAGCTCATTGTAATATCTGAAGTTCAACAAGACGTTGCAGACTTCATACGCGCCGAAATCGAGAGTCAAGAGCGCGCATCGTCTGGTCGGCGCATGAAGTGGTATGACGACCTAAAGGGCTTAAACTGTGACGTTCTCGCGTTACGAGCGCTACAGTGCGCCGTGAGTGGTGCAATCAATAATAAGCCGTGGGTAGCAGTTATGGCTAGCATGGGCGAGCACATCTATCAAGAATTTCTCGGACAGCAATTTGATGGAGCTGAAGATATTGACCATGCGGTGCAAAAGAAAAAGCTGTTCGAGAAAAAAACGCTGTACAGCAGAATAAGATTCGTTCAAGGGCTTTTAATTGAGCACACGAAGTGGAAGACCGAGAGAAAAGTCACAGCGGCAACGCCATTGATCAACGCGGTTCTCGCAAGTAAAGTTTTTGAGCGTTTCGAGCGGACAGTGAAAGTTAATGGTAAATTGAAAACGGAAGTAAGAGTTGTTTTCAGTGCGCTTGGCACAGCAAGTTTAGAGGCGCATAACGAGCGCATAGAGTGGGCAGCAGCAGTGTTTTTACCAATAGCTGGCAAGGATGCGGGAGGTAATCCACTGAAGCCAGTGCCGTGGACATCGACAAAGTCAGGTGTATATCACGACCGCAAATTGTCGGCATTAGTACCACTGATTCGGAACGGTGCCGAAGCTCAAAACACGGCAATTGACGCATTGTGTGCAAAACGCTTACCGAAATTTATGGAAGCGTTGAATGTACTTCAGAATGTACCATTCGCGATTAATGAATATGTATTGAGTGCTGTAAAATACGCTTGGGCTAATAACATTGTTTTAAGTAAATTTCCCTCGCAAACGCGCCTGGATTTACCGCAGCCTGTAAAACAATGGGGCGACATGAGTCGTGATGAGCGAGAGCTTTTTAAGCAAGATCGCCAGGCAGTAAAAGAGCGCAATTTACAAATTACAAATGACGTGTGGCAGATGCGCCAAGACACCGACATCGCGGATCTGCTGGTAGAAAAACAAGAATTTAGACTCGGCGCGAATTGCGATAAGCGAGGACGTGCTTACTTCGTCTCACCCTTTAATTATCAGAGGGGTGATTATCAAAAAGCTCTTTTTTTGTTGAAAAATAAACAGCCAGTAAAAGACAGTTTAAAGTGGCTTCTCATTCACGCTGCGAATACTGGCGACTTTGATAAAGTTTCAAAGCGTGAACTCGTAGAGCGGCAAATTTGGGCCACAATGAATTTGGATTGGATAACGGCGTGCGGAAAAGACTTTGAGGCGAACACACAATGGCACCAGGCCGATAAGCCGTTTCAATTTTTGGCGGCGTGTAGAGAGCTGTATTTATACACCCAAGATCCTGATAATTACGAGAGCGGCCTCCCCGTCGCAATTGACGCAACGAACAGTGGGGCGCAGCATTACAGCGCGATTACGCGGAGTCAAAAAGATGGTGCGCTCTGCAATCTTGTACCACAGGATAAAATCGCGGATCTATATGAGGTGGTCGCGGATAAAGTCACTAATAGCATTAGCGTAGATCATTGCGAAAAATATCAAACTCAGCGTCAACAGTGGTTGGCTTTTGGAATTGGTAGAGGCGATGTGAAGCGCAACGTAATGACGTATTTTTACTCGTCGAAAGCTTGGGGCATGGCACAACAGCTTGTCACTGACACAATGCAGCCGTTGGAGCGTAAAAGGCTAGCCAACCGAGAGTTTGAGCATCCATTTGGACGCACCGAGTGGCAGCAAAAAAGTGCCGCAATGTACGCCGCTAAACACATTTTTAGCGCTGTCGAAAACACTGTAAGTTCGGCGGCAGAGACTATGTCATATTTGCGTAGCTGCGCTGGTCTGCTTGCGGCTGAAAATAAGCCACTGATATGGAAAACGCCAAGTGAATTTGTGGCGCATCAATATTACAGTCATAAAGTTGGCAAAAAGTTAAAACTGTGGTTTTTTGAAAATGAATTAAGACTCCCTACGCATAAACGTCGCAGTGTAGCGGTTGCGGAGGATACGAGTAAATGCGATATACATCGAATGAAAAATGCTTGTGGTGCGAATGTTATTCACAGCTTGGACTCTGCGCACCTTTTGTTGACAGTGCTTGCGTGCCAAGAGAAAGGCATCAATGATTTTTTTGTGATCCACGATTCATTTGGGAGCACTTCTGCTGACATGGAGAAAATGTACGCGACTGTGCGTGAGACTTTTATTGCTATGTACGCAGAATATTGTATTTTTGAAGTCGTCGATAAAAGCACACGCGCTGTTTTGTCTCTATCGAATCTTGAAAAAATGGAGAAAATTCCGACTAAAGGCGACCTCGATTTGAAAGCGATTACAAAGAGTGAGTGGTGCTTTAGTTAAAGATTACACGGTTTGCCCTCGCCGCCTTCGGGCGGCTTTTTTATGCCCCTTCCCCAGGGGCTTTTTTATTTTCAGCTTGTTCAAACCTCAAAAAAGGTAATTCACATGACTCAAGCACAATTTAAAACTCTGTTATTGGAGTATGACTTTACTTATCCATTCAGCGACGACCACAGCGCATATAAGCGCGGAGAAGCTCAACAGCTTGAGATTATCAAAGCAATTAAAGACGACACCACAGGCTCATTAGAGAGGCTCTATCGTGCTTTTTTAGTCCGTCATAGTTTATAAATTTTTCCCTCCCTTGCCGCCTTCGGGCGGCTTTTTTATGCCCGTTTCAAAACCACAAAAGGAGCACCACCGCATGGCAAAAGAAAAGAAACTACGCTTTCAAACTCCGATAGCTGAAACCAGTTTTACGCATTTGACCACACCTGACTTCGAGTACAGCGACGATGGCGTCTACAGCGTTATTTTAATGTTTGATCAACGACCACAGTTTTTCGACGACATAGAAACGTACGCAAAAGAGACATTTGGAGCGAGTAAGAAAGTAAGTTTACCCTTTAAAAAAAACGATGAAGATCGGTGGATTTTCAAAACAAAATCGAAGTATCGTCCAAAGTTTTTCGACTCCCGTGGCAAAGGTATTCCAGATGAAGATGTTCAAAACATCTGGGCAGGATCAGTGGTGCGCGTCGGAGGCACTTACAAAGCATATGATAACGCCATGAAAGGCGTGACAACGTATCCTGGTCGCGTGCAAATCATTAGCTACGCGCAGTCAAACAGCGGCTTCGACGCCGTAGACGACGGGTTTGTTCACGAGGAAGTCGCCCGAGACACATTCGATTCCGACGATGACCAATTCTAAATGGCGTTATCGCTCTGGACTTGAGGAAAAGATCAGTGAGCAGATCGCTGCGGCAGGACTTTGTGTTGAGTACGAAGAGCACAAAATTAATTATTTAGTACCCGCGCGTGCTGCTACTTACACACCGGATTTTCGCCTACCAAACGGCCAAGGAGGCTTTTTTTTTGTAGAGACGAAAGGACTTTGGGATCTCGAAGATCGCAAGAAACATTTACTCATTAAAGAGCAATATCCCGAACTTGACATCCGTCTAGTTTTCCAAAACGCCAACGCAAAAATCTATAAGAAATCAAAGACGACATACGCCATGTTTTGTCACAAAAACGGCTTTATGTTTGCGCACAAAAAGATTCCAGACGATTGGCTTTTCCCGACAGGAGACATTCTATGAAACAAACAATTCTTGAGCTTGTTGAAAACGAAAAAGAGCGCAAATTTTTGGACTACCACAGAGACAATCCGCACATTTATGAGCTGTTCAAACGCTATGCCCTCGTTGCGATTGATAGCGGAAGAACGCGGTTTGGCGCAAACAGCATCATCGAGCGCATACGCTGGTACTCGTCGGTGGAGTCCGAAGACGATTTCGGGTTCAAAATTAATAACAACCATGCGCCTTACTATGCGCGACTTTTTGTTGGGCAGTATCCGCAGCACTCTAAATTTTTCTCACTAAGAAATTTGGGGTGATTCAATGTGGATAATGCCGGACAACTACCCACTGTCGTTTCATTATGCGCGGGATATGGTGGCATCGAGCGAGGATTTGACCTTGCTGGGTTTGAACATCGAGTCATCTCTTATGTGGAGATCGAAGCCTTCGCCATTGCGAACCTGGTTGCGAAGATGGAAGCCGAACTCTTACCTCCCGCACCTATTTACACGGATCTTAAAACCTTCCCAGCGCACCTCTTTCGAGACAAAGTTAGCGTTATCACTGGCGGTTATCCGTGTCCCCCTTTTAGTTCCGCAGGCAAAAGGCTCGGTGACAAAGACCCCCGACACCTATGGCCCTACATCAAAGGAATTATCAGAGCAGTTCGACCTACTCGATGCTTCTTTGAAAACGTCGAAGGACACATCAGCCTCGGACTCAGAGAAGTCATTAGCGACCTGGAAAGCCTTGGTTACAGAACGACGTGGGGAATATTCAGTGCGCGTGAAGTCGGCGCACCGCACCAGAGAAAGCGAGTCTACATTTTGGCCGACCGTAACAACGGACTCAGAGAAGTCGCGAACTAAGAAATACGCGCAAGGTGGAATGCCGTTGGTAGCAGCAGTCAAGTGGGCGACTCCCCGAGTAGCAGACTCAGCGGGTGGGCCAAGGACTTTGAACGAGAAGGGTCAACGTGTATCGGTAAGCGATACAACAAAGACGTATGGGGCAAATCTTAGCGATCAGGTTAGGCATTGGCCGACTCCGACTAGTCGTGATTACAAGGGTGGATATACAGAAGACTCCTTGACGAGAAAAGATGGAAAGTCACGCCGCTTTGACGTTCTCCCTAATGCTGCCATTGGGGGGCTTGGGACTGACGTTGTAAAGGGACATCTAAATCCCGACTGGGTAGAGCAGTTAATGGGTGTGCCTTTAGGTTGGACATCGCTAACAGGTACAACTACGCAGTGGACGAATCGCTGGGCAGACGGCTCATGGGAGGAAGGTATTCCTCGCGTTGTTGAGAGCGTTGCAGATCGCGTTGATCGCATCCGAATGTTGGGCAATGGTGTGGTTCCCGCGACTGCCGCAAAAGCGTGGCAGGTGCTGACACAACGACTTTGTAGCGGGGGTGTAACGTGCGCATAGCTTTTGATTTGGAAAGCGACGGACTGCTTCCTGAGCTCACAAAAATACACTGCATAGCTTTTCAGTGTCTTAACCTTGAAAACGCAAAACCAAAGATCCGATATACGCCAACCGGGCTTGAGGACATCGTTAAGATGCTGAATGACGCTGACGAAATCATTGGACACAACATTCTAAATTTCGACATTCCAGCGATTCAAAAAGTGTATACCTGGTTTAAACCGCGCGGAAAGATTACCGATACGCTTGTTCTTTCACGCCTTGTTCGCGCAAATCTTCGCGAAGACGACCTGGTTCACACGGTTAAAAACAAAAAGTCACCGCTCCCCGGATCTAAAATCGGTAGTCATAGTCTGGCGGCATGGGGTATCCGGCTCGATTTTCCGAAAGGCGATTACACCGGCGGTTGGCAAAAGTTTACGAAAGATATGGCGACGTACTGTATGCGCGACGTTGATGTCACTGTGAAGCTCTATGACTATCTGTTGAAGCAAAAGTTCAGTGAGCAAAGCATTGCGCTCGAACACAAGATGGCAGTCATTTGTGACGAAATCGGTGCTAACGGTTGGACCTTCGACATTCCAAAAGCTAAATCCCTCTATGCTGATTTGGTATCCCGCCGCGCCGTTCTGGCAGACGAACTGAAGAATCTTTTTGAACCGTGGGTGGAGACTGAAGAATTTATCCCAAAGCGAGATAACAAAACGCTGGGCTATAAAGCGAATGAGCCTTTTATCAAACGCCGCACAGTCGAGTTTAACCCAAATTCAAGAGCACATATCGCCCGTTGTCTCATAGAAAAATATAGTTGGAAGCCAGTGGAATTTACACCAACTAAAGATCCTAAAATTGACGACCTCGTGCTTGCCAATCTGCCATATCCAGAAGCACAAAAGATCGCGCAAATGTTTTTAATTCAAAAGCGTATCGCGATGCTTGGCGAGGGCAAAAAGGCGTGGATGAGTCTTGTTGAAGACGACGGAAAGATACGCCATCAGTTAATTGCAAACGGTACAGTGTCTGGTCGCGCATCTTGTCGATCCCCAAATCTACAACAGGTGCCGGGGCTGCAATCAAAATACGGCAAAGAGTGTAGAGAGCTATTTACAGTACCCCACGGTTGGACGCTCTGCGGTGCGGATCTTTCGGGCATCGAAGTACGTTGCCTGGCGCATTTTTTGTTTCCGTGGGATAAAGGCGAATATGCGAATATTATTCTGAGCGGAGACATTCACACGCACAATCAAAAGGCTGCTGGACTCGCGGAACGCTCGCAAGCAAAGACAATGCTCTATGCCATGCTCTTTGGTAGCGGCAACGCCAGGCTGGGCGAGATTGTAGGTGGCAAAGCAAAAGACGGGAAAGCCATCAAAGATCGTTTTAACAAAGCCGTACCAGCCTTTGCGAACTTACAAGACAAACTCAGAGAAACACACGAAAAACGAGGACACCTAATCGGTCTGGACGGGCGAAAACTGTACATACGTTCTGCTCACCGAGCTCTAAGTCAACTTCTCCAATCTGCCGGCGCGCTTATCTCGAAACAATGGATAGCCAATATTCACGAGGGGATTGCGACAGACGGCTTATCAACAGATGCACGCATTGTCGGGTGGATACACGACGAAGTGCAAATCGCAACGACAACAGCGGAGGTCGCCGAGCATGTCGGTAATTTATCTCGAAGAATGGCTCAAAAAACGGGCAGAGACTTCAATTTTAAAATCGCAATCGAAGCCGAATATAGCACCGGCAAATCATGGGCAGATACCCATTGATCAAGCCTTTCTATCAAATGCAACTGAGGAAATTCTAGACATACTAGCTATGCACATGGTTCTCGATATCGCGAATCGGACGCCTTTCACATGCAAATCAAAATTTGCTCGGCAGAACGCAGAATGGATAGCGGTGTGCGCATCCGAAGGATTTCTCACAACGAAAGTTTCTGCCGAAAAATGGGGGAACCGATGGCGCACTACAAATAATGGTAAGCAACTGCTAGAGGAGCTACAGGATGACATTACAGAATTTCTTAACGAATGAAAAGTGGGCGCAAAAGATGAGTTTGTTGATTGATGCCGACTTGTATTTATTTAGAGCATTGATTGCTACCGAAGAAGAAGTTGAATGGACTACAGACTGCTGGTCGTTATACAGTGATGTAGCAGCCGCAAAGGAATCTTTCAATGCACAAGTTGAGCGTTGGAAGCAAAAATTTGAAGTCGATAGTGTTGTGATGTGTATCACTGGCGACAAGAATTTCCGCAAGAGTCTTGACCCAGAATATAAGTCTCATAGAAAGAAAAGTCGCAAGCCGCTGGGATACTCAGCGTTTGTCGAGTGGTGCAAAGAGAGCTACGCCTACTGCTGCGAACCGACACTCGAAGCTGACGACGTGATGGGCATTCTCGCAACCGCTCCCGACAGCAAAACAATCATCGTATCTGACGACAAAGACATGCTGACGATCCCTGCGAATCTTTACCGGCCACAACGCGAAGAGCTCGGCATGAGCTCAAAAGAAACTGCGGACCGCACTTGGCTTTTGCAGACGATGGTCGGTGATTCCGCTGACGGCTTCCCAGGGCTGCCACGAGTAGGCCCAGTAACAGCGGAGAAAATTCTGGGACGAGACGGTGGCTGGTCCCAAGTCGTCCAAGCATTCCAAAAAGGGGGGTTTTCGGTTGACGATGCGCTGTTACAGGCGCGCTTGGCAAGGATCTTGAGATACACAGATTGGAACCAAGAGACTGCCGAAGTGCGTCTGTGGGAACCCGCATGAAGCTCACAAAGTACGACCTCAAGCAACTCGATCTCACGGCACAAGACAAGCACTACGATCACAGCGACATGCGGTGGCTGTATGAGACTAAAACATGGCCCGGTGGTTACGCAAATATATGCATACATCACAGCGTCATAAAACCAAACTCAAACTGCCCAGATTGTAAATACACACTACGCAAAAAAAGGAAGACAGACAATGGCAACAGCTCACACACACCCGTTCGACACAGTCACATCGACAGACACCACGGAAGTGGCATCCCCGGTATGCCCTGATCACTACAAAAGTGGCGGCCTAGAAGCAATAGAAGTGATGCGCGCATTTTTAAGTCGCGAGCAATTTATTGGATATCTCCGTGGAAACGTCTTGAAATACGAACTGCGCTTGGACAAGAAAGGCAAAGCATTTGAAGATCAAATGAAAGCTATTAAATATGCTGAGTGGTTAGCCGACGAACTCGCGATAAAACGGTAACAGTGAATGGTGACCTACCCTGGCGCAACGAAAGGCGGCGTAATTTTAGTCCAAGCGTAACGCTTAAGAAACTCCGCAGGCCGTTCGTTGTCGCCAGAGCAAATCATTAAAGGAGGAACAGTGTAGGATTTTGCCTACAGTATGACTAGTGATTTTAATTAAATTTAAAGAATCTCACCCAAAAACAATCAAAAAAGGCTAATTTAAATGGAGACGCATGATACTCACGAAAAGGGAATCTTTATCAGACATGTCCCTTGTAAGCAATGTGGTAGTAGTGATGCTTGCGCAGAATATACTGATCATATCTTTTGTTTTGCTTGTAACCATTACCACGATTTACTAGTTGACGAGCACTCTGTCAAAACGGGTGTAAACTCAAATGAGATCAACATTAAAACAAAAAATACCGCATTTGTCACAAACGGTGAGTGTAAAGCGCTATCAGTACGCGGCATTCATCAAGAGACTTGCCAACGCTTCCAATACTTGACTGCGAAAAACAGAAGCGGCACGACAGTGCAAGTCGAGCAGTACCGAGATAAAAAAGGTAATTTGGTAGCCCAGAAAACCAGAGACAAAAACAAGCAGTTTAAAATAATCGGCAATAGTCAAAAAATGCCTCTCTTTGCGCAGTACCGTTACAGCGGCGAAGGCGATCGTCTAGTGATCACCGAGGGCGCTATGGACGCAATGAGCGTATCACAAGCATTTGGTCATAAGCACATCGTCGTTGTTAGCGTCCCCAACGGCGCACAGTCGGCTAAAAAATCCATTCTCGATAATCTCGACTTTGTTCTCGGCTATAGCGAAATATGCCTGTTTTTTGACGGCGACACGCCAGGCAAAGAAGCAACCAAAAGCTGTATCGAAGTGCTCCCTCTCGGCAGGGTATCTGTGGCATCCATGCAAGATTACAAAGACGCGAATGAAGCCCTAGCCGACAAAAACCCAAGAGCAATTATCGATGCAATAATGAATGCAACGAAAGCGCGCCCAGACGGCATTGTATTAGCCGAGGATCTACGAGATATCATTGTAGTACGTGACGACATGTCAGCCATTAGATACCCTTACACGCGCTTAAATGAGCTCACAATGGGTATCCAGCCGAGCACAATGATAACGCTCTGTGCCGGCTCTGGCGTCGGCAAATCGACCTTAATCAGAGAGCTAGCGTATACGCTGCACCAAGCCAACCAGGTGCTCGGTATGATCATGCTCGAAGAGACAAATAAACGCACTCTACAAGGATTAGTAGGCATTCACCTCAGTAAGAACATTATTAACTTCCAGCACGTAGCAACGGATGAGCAAATCGTGCAAGCACATAGCGATCTTTTTACTGATCGCCCTCTCTTTTTGTACGACCACATGGGTACTCGGAACATCAAAGTGATCAAAAACCACATTCACTGGATGGTAGCCCACGGAGCCAAGGTAATCATTCTGGATCATATAAGTATGCTCATCGGCGAAGCTACGAGCAAAGTACAAGATGAGCGCCGGCTCATCGACACTCTTATGACAGACTTCAGATCACTAGTGCAAGAACTAGGAATCACCCTATTTCTCATTTCGCATCTCAAAAGACCAACCCACGGCGCACACGAAGACGGCACAGCGAAAATCGATGCTAGCCAACTGCGAGGCTCTGGTGCCATCGTGCAGCTCAGTGATATCTGCATTGGACTCAGCGTCGATCCCGACGATGTCTCGACGCTCAGACAGATAGTTGTCCTCAAAAACAGACACACCGGGCAAGTTGGGTACGCCGACAAGCTCTGCTATGACCGACATAGTGGGCGACTAAAAGAGGTAACCGAAGAGTTCGTCGATGTGCCATTTTAAGTAAATAATGCGTACTGAAAACTCCCAAAAACCCACCAAAAACACCCTAAAAACACCCTAAAATGACCTTTGATTCACTTTTTGTAAGCTATTGTTTTATCGAGGGTTTTTCTTTGTGTCTTACTATTAGAGAAGACGCTAGGTGTACTCTAAGAGATGACGAAGAGAAGAAAAGAAATAATAGAGAGACTATAGATTCACTATAAGAGAGACTATAGATAACTATAAGAGAGACTATAGTTACTAAAGAGTCTCTGTAGGAGTCGCTGTAAGAGAGACTAAAATTTATATTCTATTTATGTCGGCACATTATAGTGTCGGCAACAGTACAACTAAAGTAACACCTAATGTAACGTAAGTCCCTATTTTTAAAGAAACTTATTTGGGTAGTCCGATATGTTTTTCTTGAGACAGGCAGTGCTCACCAAGGGATACTGAATCCCTTGTCGTCCTAAGTGTAAGATATATATACCAAATGGCCTGCAAATCAGGGACTCCCGCCGCAAAATACGACCCCCATGCGTTCAAAACTAAAGCCAATTCAAAATGTCAGCTAAAGACCGCTTGTTGTTGTTGTTGTCCGACCTTTTTAAGAGGAGCTCCACAGTGAAAACCACAGTTACCAATGACCTCACCCAAGCGTACACCCTTAATTTCCTACCGGCTCTCGAAGTAATCTGTGAGCGCCGAACTTTCGGTTACCGCATTCGTGCTCTCCGCGTCAGCTTCATGTCCCACTCCATCTGGTTTGAAAGTGATCGCTAGTGGCTACTCCAAGGCGTGGCAAAGCGAAGGCTAAGGTTACGGCATCTGGACGCAAAGTAAGTTACGGTCAAGCTGGCCGTTCATCTGATGGTGGTCCTCGCGTGCGCCCTGGTACATCGAAGGGTGATGCGTATTGCGCTCGATCTTTTGGACAAATGAAAAGCCACCCGCAAGCTGCTGCTGATCCCAATTCGCCATTGAGACTTTCTCGGAAGCGCTGGAAGTGTTCTGGCCGTAAGTCATCTCGAAGTTAACTGATTGCTCATCCTCATCATCAAAAGGACAACACCATGCCTGCTAAGAAAAGTAAGCCAGGTTTATACGCCAACATTGCCGCAAAGAAAAAACGAATAGCATCTGGATCTGGTGAGCGTATGCGCTCGAAAGGTAGTAAGGGAGCACCAACTGATGCTGCCTTTGTTGCTGCTGCGAAGACTGCCAAAACCCCAATGCGCAAGAAACTGTCGAAAAAGAGCTAAATTTAGCGCAAGAAACTGTCGAAAACCCACTCGTAAAACTACTAGGAGTACATGATGCCATCAGGACCAGGAACTTACGGCTCTCGCGTAGGGCGACCACCCGCAAAGAAGACGACCAACAAAACGGCGAACATGAAGTTTAAAAAAGGCCAGACAGTTGCGTCAGGAAAAAAAAGGAAATAGCCAATGGGACTCGAAAGCGCTTCGTACATCAGTTCACTCAATGTAGCTAACCCAGCGGCACAAGATGCTTTGAGCCAAGCGGATGATCATTTGCGGTTAATAAAGACTGCGGTCAAACAATCATTTCCAAATATTGATTCGGCTGTAACGGCAACGCCTGCGGTTCTCAACACGGTGACTGCCATTACTTCAGATGGTAGCACTCCAAGTCTCAACACTAATATTTCGGGTGCCGAAGTCAAGACGCTGATAGGTGTTGTCGAGCCTGCGATTGCTATCAGTGGTTCGACGGTATCTCTCGATAGTGACACTGATGCTAGCTCTGTGTGGACTTTGCTAAAGACTGAAGCCTTCAAGACTATTTATCCGGTTGGTGCAATCTATACGTCCATCACTGCGACGGACCCTGGCACGCTTTTCGGTGGCACTTGGACAGCATTTGGCGCAGGTAGAGTGCTCGTCGGTTATAACAGTAGCGACAGTGATTTTGATACGGTTGAGGCTACTGGGGGCAATAAAACGCATACATTAACTGTCGATGAGATGCCAGCGCATACCCACGATATTCTATATCAAGAGCTTGATGATGTGGGGGTCACTACGCACCCTGCGGGTACACAACCGGGAGATCCGACAGCAACGATTGCTACTCAATCTACTGGCGGCGGTAACGCGCACACCATTATGCAGCCATATTTGGTCGTGTATATGTGGAAGCGTACACAACTATAGGAGAGACTCGACATGCCGAATGCCTCTCTCACAAATATGTCAGAAACAGGTGTCATTACTGATATCGAGCCGGCGAACTTGCCAGTGAACGCTTTCACGCGAGCAAAGAATGTGCGATTTGATGAAGGGTCAGTGCAGCGCGCCCCGTTGTTTTATGTGGTACAAAACTCGTTGTCAGTAGCTCCTGCGTTTTGCTTCGGGATCACAACCACCACGGGGGGTTTTTCAACGGTCGTGCTAGTGTCAGACACTTATGATATCGATGAGTTTGCAAATGGAAGCGTGAGCAACAAGAACAGCTTTACTGTTAGCGCAACCACTGAGCCTTTCACTGGTACTTCATTAGCTAACGTGACGTACATCAATCGTGTTGATCGGGTGCCAGTCTTCAGGCTTAACGGTAGTAATAATAACTTTGTAGATTTAACTAACTGGCCGTCGAACTACCGGGCAAACTCTCTGCGCGCTTTCGGTGACTTTTTGTTGGCTCTCAACACAACCGAAGCTGGTGCTACGTTTCCAACGCGCGTTCGTTGGTCGAACTTAGCGCTATCTAATGCTGTACCAGACTCGTGGGACGCAACGGATCTCACCAAAAGCGCCGGCTTTAATGACCTGGTGCAAATGCGTACACCGATAGTTGACGGACTGCCCCTCGCGAGTAACTTTATTATTTATAGTAGCGATCAAGTTTGGTTGGCTGATTTCGTCGGCGGCACTTTTGTGTTTAGCTTTCGTAAACTCTTTGGCGACTGCGGCGTCATCAATCAAAATTGCATAACGGAGGTTGCTGGTAAGCATTATGTTTTCGGAACAGACGACATATATGTCCATGACGCTAATTCCAAGAACTCCATCGCTGATCAAAAAGTAAAAAAGTATGTTTTCTCAACGATAGACACTGGTAAAACTTCACTGTGCTTTACACAGCATAACAAAAAGTTAAATGAGATTTATTTCTGCTATCGCTCGAATGACGATATGTCGGTTCAAGATATCGGTGCCGACAAGTGCAACCGCGCTGCAGTTTATAACTACGCGAATGGCACCTGGTCGTTTATGGATCTGCCGAATGTGACCAGCGCGACTACGGCAGCAATTTCGACGATTATTACCTCGTATGCCAACGCAAGTTCTCTCGACTACAGCATCGGAGGCTCATATGCGTCGCAGGAAGCTGGACAAGATCAGCACGTAGTCTTTGTCGGCAATCAAGCGCTAGACGCAGCGGGTAATGCGGCTATTCCATCGACTAACAGACTGTATGGACTGGACGATGCGGACGGCGGCACTTTGACAGCGCCTTTTGATACTGAGTCTTATGAATACATTAAGCTCGAACGCACAGGAATTGATCTTGATCAGATGGCGTCTTTGAATGGCTACAAAGTTATTACCAAAGTTACGCCGCAAATATCGGGAACGCAAGCAAGAGGCACTTTTAATTTTGCCTTTGCCGGTAATGATCTTATGAGCGACGCTCCAGATTTTTCTAATATAGTAAATTTTGATCCTCTCTCACAGCACAAAATTGATGTCCGAGCATCTGGCCGTTATCTCTCTTATTCACTAACTTACACGGCAATCATGGATTTTAACTTTGTCGGATTTGATGCCGAAATTAAGGTCACCGGGAGACGATAAAATGGCAATCAACGACAAAGTCGATCTTGTGCTACAGAGGTACGCTAGACAGCCTTTTCCGACGATTCCAGAGGCTTTAGGAAGATATCTACAAGATGAATTGAGGCGCCTTGAGACGGCCATACAGAGCCTCTCAGAGGCATCCATTCAAGCCATAGATGAACCCCCCGCCAATCCACGCAAAGGCACTGTACGATTCGCGCTGTCGCCGTGGGATCCCCTCGGTAATGGCACGCTAGGGCTTGTCGTTTACAACGGCACCGCTTGGGTTGCTGTGTAGTGAATTCCGCAGTTTTACTTATTGAAAACGACGAGTTTGAGGCACATTTGCAGCAATTTGGTGAGCGTACATTTGTGCATTGTGCGGTTTTCGCTCCGTGGACTAAATCTTTGAGATTCACAATTCAAGAACATCTGAACCAAATAATGGCATGGCGTAAAGATCCGCTTTTTGCGCTTCACAATGTCGGAGACAAAAAGCATTTGACGTTTTTAAGAATCATGGAATTCACTTTCGATCATCACATTGAAGACACTCCAGATAATGTCCCTCGGATGGTCTACAAGCGAAAACAAAAGAGGTAATAAAAATGGGATTCGATCCATTAACAATGGCACTTACGGCGGGCGGCTCATATCTAGGCTGGAAAGGTGAGAAAGACGCCCGTAAAGAACAGCGCCGTCAGTCTGATTTACAAGCTGCTGGATACAACTTTTCGGCTCCGTACATCGAGCGCAGTTACGACCGTGCCGAAGCTGCTCTTAACGACTCGCTAGAGCAAGGTACGTACACGGGCCAAACGTATGCAGACATGAATCCGTTCATGGACGAGGGACTTCGCTTCGGTGGTCAAGCGGGCGCACAAATCGGAATGAGCGGTGCGGAAATGGCCGATACTGCCCGCGGCTTTGCAGGTAATTACAATGATCTGTATTCGCGGGCTAACCAAGACCGCATTGGCAGCGCAATGGATTATGCGACGGCAAATAGCTCGCCACTCATCCAAGCCGCGATGCGTAATGACTTTCGTAATTTAAGCGAAAACACGATTCCTGGAATAAATGTAAGCGCCTCTGGCGGGGCGAATATGAATTCTAGCCGCGCTGGGGTAGCTGAAGCCGTAGCAAATCGGGCATTTGATGACCGAATGGCAGACACGAGCGCTACCATAAATGACTCACTCATGTCGCGCTATTTGTCGGATGATCAACAGCAATTTGTGAATGCAATGAATGCAAATAGAGCGCTAAGTGGCGTGTACAACACGGGGCTACAAAATATGTCGCAGGGCGCAAACATGATGACCGCCGCTGGTCGCGGTTACATGGATTACGACCAAGGCGCGCTCACTGATGCTTATAACCGATTCAACGAAGCTCGTGATTTCCCACTTCAGCAGAACATTCAGTATCAACAAGGTATTCTTAACAACGCCGTCTATCGATCACCTCAGAACCCTGTTGCAGTGACTGCTAGCCCTCTGTCGGGTGCAATTGGCGGCGCGATGCAGGGTTTTGGCTATTCTAAAATGTTCGCCCCCGCGCCAAAGGAGGCGCCCGCTTCTGCCCCTAATTCTGTAGGACCGATGCGCAGTGGGTATATATTTCCGCAATCATAAACAAAACATCTTTAAAGATGGAGTTTTTTAAAATGATGAACAATTTACCGCCTTATGTTCCGAATATTGGTGTACCCGATCAGCGTTTTTTTGATGCCGATACAAAGGAAATCGTGTCGATAATGGGTGGCGCGCCACCGCTTTACACTGGTAACCCGCAAAGTGTGTTTAACAATCCCGTGCTGCCTGCATTAGCGAGTAACAATGCTCCACCGCCTGCTGCATTAGCGAGTAACAATGCTCCACCGCCTGCTGCTTTGTCGAGTAATCTTGTAAATACCAATGTTTCTCCAATGCCAGCCGCGCCAAGTTTACCCAATTCGCGAAGACCGATGCCGCCGATGCCGTCAGCATATACCGTGACTGTTGATAATGAGAAAGACTATCAGCGGCTCATAGACCAATTAAATGCCCCCAGTGTTTCGACACCTGCGCCTGTCACGAGCCAACGTCGCAACAATACTCGCGTACAGATACCGCCGAATCAGCAGATACCGCCGAATCAGCAAATTGGCAAAAGAGAGCGTTTTCTGCGAATGGGAACCGCAATGCTCGCCAGTGGAGGCTACCAGGGCGGTGGTTTGACCGAAGGTTTGGCGGCGGCGGGTGGTGCTTATGCGGATGTCAACCAAGCCAATCGCACAGCCGCGCTTGCCGAATACGAGAGAGCTCAAGAAGCTGAAAAAATAGCGATGGAAGAGCAACGAACTCGACTCGAAAAAAAGCGAAAACGCGAACAAGAAGCTCGGTCAGTTGGATATGAGTCTGCTAAATTAGAAAATCTTTATAGCACACTCAAAAAAGCAGGCGATAAGGTCACTGGACCGCTACAAGGCACTTTCGGTGATTATTTAGATCGAATGTCGTCAACATATGGAGATGCAGCTATCGCTGATCTTAGAAATCAGTTGAAAGAATACAAAGTTGACGAGACGCTAAAACGTATTGCACTCACCAAGGGAGCAGTCAGCGATAGAGAGATGGCTATATTTGAAAGTCCATTTCCAAAAATGACGGACCGTGAAGAAGTTTGGCTGCTAAATATTGATCGAAAACGTAAAATCGCCCAAAAAATCTACGAGAGAATGCTTAATGATATGCAAGTCGAGCCGGATTATGAGCCTGATTATTTACCGAGTAATTCAATGGTACAAACCCAAGGAACTCAGCAGCAGCCCACTCAACCGAATTTACTGCCTCTATCATCCGAAGACGAGGCTCTTTTTGAAAACATTCCATAAAAAGGAGCAACCATGACGACACAGACACGCCTCCCGGAAGATTTCAAAGCGGCTTATGAGTACCACAAATCTCAGGGTGATTTCATTAAAGCAAAGCGCGTAGCGGATTTATATCGTCAACAATTGGCAGGACAGCCGCAGCCTACACAGCAGCAAACAATTGCGCCCCTAGCAGGACAGCCGCAGCCTACACAGCAGCAAACAATTGCGCCCCCTGTTGCAGTCGCTGACCGTGACAATGCGTTGCAGTTTAGCGTTGATCAGCTCCAAAAAACTGGAGGAAATTTAATCGAGTTTGCTGGTCGTGCGACAGGTATGCCAAGCATTGAGCAATACGGACGCGATGTGATTGAACAGCAAGAAACTGACATTGCCGAAGGGGGTTATCAATCAAGCTATGCCGATCCCCTTAAAGATTACATTCAGCGCGGTGATTACGGAACTTTTGCAAAAGCTCTAGGGACCAAGATGGCTGAAAATGCAGCATCGGTGGGAGTTGCCCCGGCAACGGTTGCTGCGGCTACAGGTGCCGCTGTGTATGGTGCGCCTGCGGCAGTCATTGCAGGATTGTCGACGCTCGGCACAGCCGCAACTGTTGGCTTAGGCATTGGTGAGGCAGTAGGCGAGCAAAAAGATAAATTGGGCGATTTCAATACCGCTACGGCAGGTGCAACAGGCTTGCTAATTGGTCTACTCGACCGCGTGGGCGCAAAAGGTATTTTAAAAGCTGATACGCTTGCAAATATGTCACTCAAAGACATTGCAAAGGTGCTTAAAGATAAAGGGCCAGCAGGCAGTGCCAAAAAATTCTTACGTGCTTTTCGAGACGAGTTTTTGACTGAGGGTGCGCAAGAATCTACGCTTATTGGAGCTACCGCGCTTCAAGGCGGGCAATACACTGGCGACGAAGTTTTAGGGCGTGTGTCGGATGCTTCACTTATTGGCGGCGCTACTGGTGGAAGCATTCGCGGCGCAGTGGATGCAACAAATGCCGCAAAATCTGGACTTAGCGGTGTTTTACAAAAAGCGCAAAAATTACAATTCAATAAACCTCAAAAAGTTGAAGATTTAGGCGAAATTACAGAAGGAAATTTCATTGAGGCACCTGCTGTTGGCAGAGGGCGCGATCAAAAAATTGCAACTGAAGATAAATTTTCTGATATCGAACGCGAAAAAGTTGCAACGGCTCGCGGTGCAAAGGGCGCAATGGCTCGACGATTAATTGATAAAGTTGTTCTCGACGAGTACGACTTAACGGACGTCGCTACTGCTTCTACTTCTGGTGCTCGCTCAGCGATTGACTCGATTCACAAAGATTTAGTTTCAGCGCTGAAATTAAGTGCTGGAAATATTAAAAAAACTTACAAGGAAACATTAGCAAAAGATGAATTATCAGTTCTCGAAAAAGTGACATCTAAGGCACAAAACAAAACGAAAAATGTTGTTGACAATAGCGACATCAGTGAAGTGCTTGATATTTTGGGGAATACGCCAGAAGCTGTGGATTTTATTAATCTTGCGTTACAACTTAATGAAGTAACTATTTTACACAACGCTGGATATATTGGCGGCGTCAGTAAATTAACTGATCAATTTTTGCCTTTTACGGATGTCACTGGAATAAACTACAACCCGCAAAGACAAACTCCTACTGTAACTAACACCGCAGCTCAATTTGTTACGTCGCCAATTGGAATCACGGGACGCGCAATTGATAAAATTACTGGTAGACGCTTTCCGCTTCAGAGATACATGGAGCAAAACAAAAATGCACCAGGATTACCCTTGCCAGAACGAGGCGGTAAAGTTGCTCTGGCAATAGCAGCGCAAGAACGCGAAAACCAACAAACAGATAGATTCAATCGTGCGACTGACAGTTTGCTCGCAGAGCAGCTTAGTTCAGATGATGCGATAATGGGATCGCCGCGTGATATTTTTGGGCGAGGCACGGGGCTGAAATTGCCCGACATAATTTCAACACTCGAAAATTTAAGTGCTGAAGCCCAAGATGCTGATGTCAAAGCACTGTATGACGCAAATGTTGTCGCGTTGCGGACTGGAACAGAATCTGCACCAAATATGAGTGCTGTTATTGCGCAGGTGCGCCGTCGTATCGCGCAAGATCCTGCATTACAAGCTCTTCAAATTGCGCCAGCCGAAGCAACGGGTGCTCGTGCCAATCTACAACAAAACCAAACCGCCGGCCAAGCACTAACAAGCCAAGCAAATATAAATTATGAGCGCGGTGTTCAAGCTAACCGTGATCGCGCCAAATCGCTCCAAGAGCAATTGATGGCAGATAAAGCGATTTCTGCTAGCGACAAAGCGCTAATTGGTGCGAAGTTGGATGAGCTGCAATATGGTAATTTAGGTGTACGCCCATTAGAAAGTTTAAATTCGATGTTGCGGAGTTTGAAAGAGAGCAACGTGTCGATTGAAGCCGTCGATAATTATTTTATGCCGGCGGCAATGGCTATTGGAAAACAGCAAAAGAATGCACCAAAGCCTGCGGATGATTCAGAGCTAGCACTTTCTTATACGCCGCCAAAACGCTCTAAAAGTGGAAAATACATTGGGGCTCCAACTGGAATGGACACATCTTCCAAGCTCCAACGCTTGCGGAAGAGTATGCAGTCGTTAGCAGAGCAAGGGGAATACGGTAGATTTTGGTATGAGTATAGCGGTAAAGCCATCCTAGAAATAACCGATGGTAATATTGATGATGCGCGAAAACTTATATCTGCAATCGCAATAACATCGCCACAAACTGGCGTTGATACTAATTTTGAATTTGCTTTGCAAGCCTATTACCAGTGGAAGAACGGACAGCCTATCCGCACTGGTATTTTCCCAACGTCAATGTCTGAAAAGTTAGAGGATGTATTTGCGGGTAAGACATTTACGGGTCGTAAAATTGGTAACTTTGAAAATAATTTACTGCGCACAATTGATCCTGAATTAACCCAGGGTGTGACGACAGATATTTGGATTATGCGAGCGTTTGGGTATAACCAAGACGCACCCACGGATTTAAACTACGATTTTGTTGAAAATGAGATTCAAAAAATTGCTAGGGATCTCGGTTGGGAGCCGCAACAAGTGCAGGCCGCGATCTGGGTAGAGATCAAATCACGGCAAGAAAATCCTAGTGTAAAAGCAGCAACTGATAAATTGTCGGAACAAAAAGGCTACATTAAATTTGTACCGAACAAAAAAGGCAAGTTGGTTCGAGAGTTCCAAGATTTAAGTAACGCAACTAACCCAAAAGAAAAACGTAAAGGCATCTTAAAAAGCGAACAGGCGCATAACCGTATCTGGCTTGAAAAGGCGCTCCGTTATGATCCTGATGAAACTGATCGAAACCGCGCAAAGTTCGATTACAGTGACGCCGCAGCACAGAAAATTTTACAAGTGAGTGTCGAGACAATCCCAAGCACTAAAAGTAGTCATTTTCCAGAAATATTCTCCGCAAGTGAAGGTGAGATCATTGAGTATCACCATGCGATGAACAAAGCACTTCTAGATGATCGCGGAATGGATATTGTGGCGCAAAGGCTAGGGATTTTAAATTATGGGTTTAGCAGTGGTGTTGGAGCGTGGGAGGGGCGTACAGATCCAGTTTCTCAATCTCTTATAGTGGCACCGAAGCAGTACAAAGAAGACGGCACAATCAGTGATGATGCTAAAATATTAATAGAAGCCTATGCCGCTATTAAAGGCATTCTATTTAAGCAAGATGGTATCGGGTATCACAAGCCATTTTTTAAAGGGATGAAAGTGGCAGACATGAATGGTTCTGACATTAACATTGGCAGACCACTTTCAGTTAGTGAAACTTTAGCACTCCATGAATTAATTACAGCTCAAATTCCAGCGGAAGTTAATAGTAACAACATATCGCTCGTGAGTTCTCCAGAAGGTGTTAGGGTTTTAAACTTTACGAAATATGATGAAAATGTTTTACCTAATTATACTCGAAAAAAAGCCGATCCCAGCTTTCAAAAAATTGTACTTAATGCATTAAGTGATATAACATTTGATAATGGCGAGACATGCACGCATTCTCGATTCACAAGTGATGGTAATTTACTTCAAAACAAATGGAATGGAGGGCAAACAAATGGCGAAGGTTATTACCAGGACCGCTTCAAAGGACGACCCGATTTACAACGAACCATTGAGGATGTTCTCCGCGAACTCTTTCCGCGAGTACGCACAGTCGAAGAAGACTTCTCAAGACGCTACGGGTGGACTGCTAACAAAGGACTTAACGCAAAGTTCGACCCTGATCGGCAAGCAGAAGAGCTAGCAGAAAGCCTTCAATCTCCAGTTGTAAGTCAACCGCAGGGTGTCCCTGCACTCGCGCCGTTTACACCCCGCGCACCGCCAAGCATTCCAAGCATTCCAAAGCCCACCGTCGGTGAAGTGAAAGAGCAACTTCCAGAAGCCGACGCTAAGTTCTCCATTGGAAAAAAAGGCAGTAAATATGAGAACGGACTGCCAACTTTTGACGACGCAAAAAGATTCATTGCTGAGCTTGGTTATAGTTTAAATCTTTATCAAAACTTTGATGCTTTTAACCGCGATATGAAAGCTATGTCTGGCGAAGAACGCGACCGAATGACAACAAAAGGGTCTTTCGCAAGGCGCACTGGTACGATTTTAATCAATCCAATGCAAGGTAATTTAGAGCGCTTTTTGACGGTCTTGCATGAAACCGGACATGGTCTTGGCAAAACAAACACAAACAGCAATTTATTTATGCCGATGCTCGAAGAAGGATCTTTCGAATCTCTCGTAGAAAATAACTCCAAAATTCAAAACGAGATGGCCGCTATTCAGCGCGATGAGTATCGGAGAGAATTGTCGGATGGCCGAACCGTACGCCAAGACGTACGCTCTGGCATAGACATGGCTGTGTCTGGCAGTATGACTATTGAAGAAGCCATGCAATTAAGCGATTACCAAGAATATGCCGCAACGAACACTGAGCGCGTTGCAGATGCATTCGCGTTTTACCTTTTTGATCCAAAGAGAATGAAATCAAACTATCCCGCGACGGCTAAAGAAATTCAAAACTATTTTAAAAGGCTTCAAAAGCGCGATCCATCAATGCCAGTCACTTTTCAAGCGAATCCGTTGACGGTTATTTTGGCGGCAGTCATGGCAGGTGTCGCACAAATGGCTGCACAAGATGACGAAGAAAAAGAGAATCGTCCACAGCCTGGCGCACTCACCCCTTCTGTCGGCGCACTGTCAGCGTAACAAGGAGATTTAATTTGAACTATACCGCAGCAGATTTTGTGCAAATCCTCTTGCGTATCGAAAACGTGATGGACAGTACATTATTAAATACAGCGCAAAAACACATAATTTTTAATGAAATGCTTACAGCATTGCCGGCAACATTTTATTGCACGCAATCGCAGCAAACAAGAGAGATTGTAAGCTCAATTCTAAAGGACAAAATTAATGCAAGAAACAAACGAGCAACCCGTGCCGCCGCAAAAAAAGCAACGCAAAAGGTCGCCTCCGATACCGATTAAAGACATCACAAAAAGCCGCGCTGGTCCCGATCATTATTTTTCTAATTTGATGAAAACTCCTGAAGGCCGAGCACTACGCAAAGAGTGGTCCAATAAGCCCAAAAAAAATGCGGGTCGCCCACTCGGTGTGCCAGATGGACACCGCGCAAACACAATTAAGCCAAAGCGTACTGCTGCCAAAAGGTACGCCACTCGAATGGTGAATCTCATGATAAAACAAGGTTATGACTTAGACGATGAATACCAACGCGAAGCACTGCGCACCGCTGTCGAAGTAATGCGCATCGACGGAGCTTCACGAGAAAAACTACAAGCTGCCAGGCTAGTTTTAGATTTCACAAAAAGCAAACCTGCCGCGAAATCCGATGTGACGATAAACGCTGCCGAAGATTTTTTAGCAGCGGTTCTTGCCGAGGAAAAAACAAATGGAGCCAGCGCTAAGAAAGATTCGTAAGCGCCTGAGAAATGAGTTTGCGTTGTACGCAAAAAGCGCGCTGAAAATAAGAACTAAAATAGGCGACATCTCACCGCTCAATCTCAATACAGCACAAAAGATTCTGGATAAAGCTGTTACTGATCAACTAGAAAGCGAAGGTAAAATCCGCATAATCATTTTAAAGGCGCGTCAGCAGGGCTTATCGACGCACGTTGGCGGCTATCTGTATTTTTCTGTAAGTCAGCGTAGTGCTCAAAAAGCGATGGTTGTGACTCATCATGCAGATTCTACTCGCGCCCTTTTTGACATGACAAAACGCTTCCACGATAACTGCCCGGCGATTCTCAAGCCTCACACGAAGTACAGCTCGCGCCGCGAAATGAACTTCGATGTTTTGGATTCTTCTTTTGTTGTATCGACCGCCGGAGGTGAGTCAATCGGACGTGGTGAGACACTTACATATTGTCACGCCTCCGAGCTTGCCTTTTGGGCAAAGTCATCAGCACGCGACAATTGGAATGGACTTACCCAAGCCGTGCCAAATCAAAAAGGAACTGCTATTTTTGTCGAAAGTACGGCTAACGGTGTGTCTGGCGTTTTCTACGATCTGTGGAAAGGTGCCGTCGCTGGCACAAATGGTTATGTTCCAGTTTTCATTCCGTGGTTTATCGATGAAAGTTATCGTGAGCTAGTACCAGTAAATTTTGAGCGTACCCCAGAAGAAGAAACCCTGGTTGAAGAATATGAGCTCGACAATGAACAGCTTATGTTTCGGCGCAAAAAAATCGCACAGAACGGCATAGATTTGTTTCGCCAGGAGTACCCCGCAGAAGCGGATGAAGCCTTTTTAACAACTGGTCGCCCGGTGTTCAACCCGGATGAGCTGCAACGAATGCTCAAAACAGCACCCGATGTACAAGAGCGATTGGCGCTCGAAGGCAACGAATGGAACTATCATTCGAAGGGTGAGCTGACAACATATCTGAAGCATGATCCCGGCGAGCAATACATTATAGGGGCCGACGTTGCGATGGGCGTTAGAGGCGGCGATTACTCTGTTGCGCAAATTTTAGACAGTAAAAAACGTCAAGTAGCAACATGGCGCGCCCACGCACATCCAGACTTTTTCGCAGAGATTCTCTATGCGCTTGGCGAGTATTACAACATGGCGTACATCATCGTGGAGAACAACTCACACGGCATCTTAACGTGTACGAGACTCGGTAAAGACATGGCGTACCCGCATTTTTTTACAGATATTGCCGTGGACAAATTGACTGAAAATCAAACGGTCAAACTCGGATTCACTACGACTGCAAAAACCAAGCCGCTAATCATTGACGAGCTTCGAGCGGCTGTCCGTGACGGAGAAATCCAAATTAATGACAAAGTAACTTTGCGCGAAATGCTGACTTACATTGTGACGGAATCTGGTGCAATGCAGGCAGAGCCGCAGTGCTTTGACGATTGCGTAATGGCTCTCGCGTTTGCTAATCACATACATGAGGACGCTTGGGAACCAATCCATGTACACGACGACTTTTATTTAGAGGCGGTATAAAAAATGGCTATAGATTACGAAGCGCTGGACGATGATCAGATCGTGACGAAGCTGGATGATTGCATAAGTCGAAGCGTCGGCTACTACGATTCTGAAATTTCGCAAGAACGTCAGAAAGTGCTCGAATATTACACAGGAGCTCTTCCTAAGCCAGCGCATGATGGCAATAGTAAGTACGTGAGCTTAGACGTGTATGACACCGTTGAGTGCATGAAAGCGACACTTCTAGAAACATTCAGTGCAGGCGAAGGCACCGTCAAATTCGTACCGCAAAGTGCTGAAGATGTTGAAATGGCGGCGTTATGTACGGCGTACACAGATTATGTTGCGCATCGCCAAAATGATATTTTTAGCGTCATGCAAACGGCTATTCACGACGGCTTGTTAGCGAGAGTTGGAATCTGTAGAGCGTACTGGCGGGAGAGCGAAGACTTTCACATTGAGTATTTTGATGATGTCACTGATTCAGAACTAGACATGCTTCTTTCGCAAGAAAATGTTGAGCTTCAAGATAGCGAAGAAGATGAACTCGGACTTACCAGCGGTTCTGTATATGTTTACCGAGATACGAGCCAGGTTGTCATCGAAAACATTGCACCAGAAGAGTTTCTGATCGAGCCGCAGGCTAAAAGTTTAGATGACATAGGCTTTTGCGCGCATCGGACCACAAAGACGGTTAGCGAGTTACTCGAAGAGGGATACGACGAAGATTTACTTGAAAAGATCGGGCCACATTCCGATGTTGATATGGAAACCGATCCAGAAGTTCTCTCGCGTCATGAAAACGTGTCAAGCGTGAGGGGCTTCAATAGCTTTGGATATCAAGACCAAGTTCGCTCAGTCACCGTTCACGAATGCTACATCGATTTAGATGTTGAGGGAGACGGTATTGCCGAGCTGTATAAAGTAATTAAAGCGGGAAATATTCTGCTCTATAAAGAGAAAGTTAACCGCCGTCCATTTGTTGCGTTCTGTCCGATTCCAATGCCACATGCTTTCTTCGGGAGTAATTTTGCCGACAAAATAATACCCACACAAAATGCTCGAACCGTGCTCACTCGGAGCATTTTAGATCACGCGATGATCACAAATAATCCACGATATATTGTCACCAAGGGTGGGCTCACCAATCCCAAAGAACTGATCGATAACCGCGTCGGCGGAATCGTCAACGCAACACGTCCAGATGCCATCGTACCAATGCAGCAGGCGAGCCTTAACCCTTTTATTTTTCAGACGATCAAACTTTTAGATGAGCAGCTTGAGGATACGTCGGGTGTGAGCAGAATCTCGCAAGGCACCAATAAAGACGCAATATCCAAGCAAAATAGTGCGGCAATGATTGAGCAACTTCAAACAATGTCGCAGGGGCGGCAGAAAATAATAGCTCGTAATTTCGCCAATCAATTTGTCAAGCCGCTCTACAACATGATCTATCAGCTTGTCATTGAAAACGAGCAAGATGACAAATTAGTTGAGCTAGCAGGCAACTATGTTCGCGTCTCACCGAGTAAATGGGCAGATCGACGCGATGTAAGTATTTCGCTGCACCTGGGATATGGGGAGCGCGAGCGCGAGTCACAAAAATACCTTGCGATGCATCAACTGTTTTCCACTGACGAAACACTAAGCACGATGTATGCCCCTCAAAATAAATACGCACTAATTTCAAAAATAATGGATCTTGGCGGCATCAAGAATGTGTCGGAATACTTAACAGACCCGAATCAGCTACAGCCGCAAGAGCCATCACCGTCTGAGCAATTACGGCTCGAAATGCTCCAGAAGCAAATTGAAGTAACTGAGCGTCAGACTCAGATTGCAGAGATGAAAGTACAAATGCAAGCCCAGAATCAAGCGCTTCAGTTGCAGCTAGATACTTTGAAAGCTGAGACTGAATTCGCTTTGAAATCCGATACGATGGATCTAAAAGAAGCTCAACTCGCGCACAAAGTGAAGATTGATGAAGCTGAACTTGAGCTGACACAACAGGCCGACACAATTACGGCTATTGCAAGCCCACGAGGCTAATTGTTTTTAAACTCGACAAGGAGACAGCATGGAACCCAATAAAGATGAGCTGATTGAACTCGGTAATAATTCAGAAGTTTTATTAAAAAATCCGACGTTTATTCTGACAACTAACCAACTGATTGAAGGCACTTTTGCAAACTTCGTGAATACGAAACCAGACGAGACGCAAAAGCGCGAATCAAGTTATTACCACCACCGCGCATTGATGGATATCGTCGCAACTCTACAGCAACGAGTTGCCGTGCGCGATCAAATGTTAAACGAAACAGAAACAGAGGAGTAGCACTATGGCTAATGCTAACGTGCAAGACACTCGCCCGGCGCTTGATGATTTAGATAGCGCCGCTGACGCCCTTTTATCTAGGTGGGAAGACGCTCCAGAAGAGGAGCTATCTGAAAATCAAGATCAGGCAACTGATGACGCATCTATAATTGAGACAGATGACGAATTAGAAAAAGAGGTAGCAGAAGACGAAGACACTGAAGATGACGCCGCAGACCCTGCGAACGATGCTGACCACGATGAACAGGAAGAGTTAGAAATCGACGACGATATGCTCGTTGAAATACCTGTTGACGGTGAGCATAAGCAGGTATCTGTAAAGGATCTCAAGCGTCTTTACGGTCAAGAAGCTAGTCTCACACGTAAGTCTCAAGAACTTGCATCTCAACGCAAACAAGCCGATGAAAACATCCAACGCACTTCGGCGCAATTACAGCGAATGATCGAAAAAGCACAAGAGCGGTATAAGCCTTACGAAGAGGTCGATATGCTCATTGCCTCGCGCCAGATGGACGCACAAGATTTCGCACAATTGAGAAAAGAAGCTGCGGAGGCTGAATCCGACGTTAAATTTTTGACCCAAGAAGCAGATCAATTTTTCAGCCAACTACAAGCACAACATTCGGAGCAGCAAAAAACTGCGGCGAAAGAAGCTGTAAAAGTGCTCGAAAAGGAAATGCCAGGTTGGAACGACTCAATGTACAACGATATTCGTACATATGCCATTTCAGCAGGCTTACCCGAACAAGCTGTTAATAGCTTTACCGATCCAAATGTCATCATGCTTTTAAATAAAGCGCGATTATTTGATCAAAGCAAAAAGGTCGCTACTGTGAAAAAATCAAAAGTTGCAACGAAGGTTCTTCGCTCAAAAAAAGCGCCCCCCACACAAGTGGATAAATCAAAGAGTCGCCAAAAAGCGGCAATTGATTCGCTTCGGTCGGGAGACGCCAATGATTTGGACGTTATTTCAAACGCTTTGTTAGCGCGATGGGAGCAATAAAAAAAATGAGGTAAAACCACATGGCTACTTATACTAGTTACGACGTTGTCGGAGCAAAAGAAAGTGTGGCCGATATTATCACAGATATCAGCCCAACTGACACGCCCGCGTTTACGCTTTTCAAAACTGAAAAGATATCAGCGCGAATCCATTCTTGGCTCGAAGATGATCTTGCATCAGCCGGCGTTAATGCCGCTGTTGAAGGAGCTAATTTCAGCGCAGGTTCACTTAATCAAGCCACAACGCGCACCAATAACACCCAAATCTTGACCAAGACATTTGCGGTAACAGCCACGCAAGACACAGTCGCAACATATGGACGTGCGAAAGAAACTGCGTACCAACTTGGAAAAGCACTTAAAGAAATCAAGCGCGATTTAGAACTTGCGATTGTGGGTGTTGACCAAGCCGCCGTAACTGGCAGCGCAAGCGCAGCACGAAAGTTTGCATCGATGAGTCAGCAAATCTCAACTTCAGTAGATGCCGGCGGGAACAGTACAGATCCGCTGACCGAAGCAAAGATTCTCACTCTCGGCCAAACTTTGTACACAGCCGGCAGTGAGCCATCAGTGCTTATGATAAAGCCTGCCGACAGCACGATCGTCGCAGGTTTTGCTGCAAGCTCAAATCGACAACGCGATCTAGCAGAAGCCACAACGCTAGTGAATGTCATCGATGTGCTCGTGACGCCATTCGGCCAATATCGCACGGTGCTTAATCGTCATCAGCTTTCAACGCACGCTTTCTTGATCGATCCAGCGATGTTCAAGACGCTTGTGTTGCGTCCGTTCTTCCGGGTGAAAAATGCCACGGTTGGCGATGCTGAGACTCACAGCGTTGTCGGAGAGTACAGCTTGAAGCATATGAATTTCGCGGACTCAGGAATGATCACCGGACTTTCATAAGTTCTAGCGCTTAATGAAAATTGATCGGGCCATCGATGATGGGGCCGTCTCCTCCCCTAGGTGCGCCCGGTCTTTTTTCTTTGTTTTTTTACAGGAGGCAACCAAGCATGAAAAATATAGAAACAGAATATCTTGATGGCGGCGATAACAGCGTCATCCGAAAACACACGCAGGATATTCCACGTAATTATCTTGATTCGCTCAAAATACAGCGCGAAGACTCCCTGGGACAGCGTGAGAATGAATTTATGCGTGTTGCCAGCGTACCAGTTGTCGTACATGAGCAATGGCTCCGCGAGGGCTTCGACATGATGAAAGAAAGTCCTACGGCAATTCTCAAACGGCTTCGCAATCAAAATCTCGATGCTTTCATAACGACCAAAAAGAGGGTGTAACAATGAATCTTGGCGACCTTCGGACCCATTTCAAAGCTCTTTTAAATCGCACAGACGTTTCGAGCCAGCTCATTGATACTTTTCTGGATCAGTCGCAAACAAGAATCATGCGGACTTTGCGCGTTCCAAACATGGAAAAGCAACATACTTACACAATCAGCGCATCTACAAGCTCTGTCGTATTACCAGCAGATTTTCTGGAAGCCATCGATCTCTATTTCGACGATTATCTACTCCGAAGAATACCGATGCGCGAAATGCTTCTGCGCCGAAAGAATGGAGAGTCTGGAAATCCACACTTTTTTGCGCGAGAAAATGAGAAGTTTTTACTTTTTCCTGCGCCCTCCTCTGGGACACTTACGCTAAATTACTACGCTACGTTTGCCACCATGAGCGCTGACAGCGATGAGAACGGACTCGCGCAAATGGCAAGCGATGTGCTTTTGTACGGCGCACTGGTGTTCGCAGCAGATTATTACTTAGACGACCGTCTGCCGCAATTTGAAATGCGTTTTGGGCAGCTATTGAACGAGATTCAACTCTTCGCGGACGACGCGGAGCTCGCTGGACAGCTCACATCAATACGGCCAACGACTTTTTATGATGACTAAAAATTGAAACTGAGGGAATCACATGGCTACTGGCTTTTATAGTGGATCTGGCGTTACTACAACAAACACTACTGCGATCGAGTCTGCAAAAACACAGGCAGAAAATAGTGCAACCGCTGCTGCTACGAGTGCAACCGCTGCTGCCACGAGTGCAACCGCTGCTGCCGCTACGGCTGCGGCAATGGCAACGGTTTTAGACGAAGATAATTTTGCAAGCGACAGTGCGTCTGCGGTTCCAACTCAGCAGTCAACGAAGGCGTACATTGCTAGTCAAGCAACGACCGCTACTCAAGCACGCGCTTTGGTAGAAAGTGCTACAGATTCCAATGTATTTACCGATGCTGACCACACAAAGCTGAATGCGATAGAAGCATCGGCTACTGCGGATCAAACTGCAGCCGAAATCAGGACGCTCGTAGAAAGTGCTACAGATTCCAATGTGTTTACCGATTCTGACCACACAAAGCTGAATGCGATAGAGGCATCGGCTACTGCGGATCAAACTGCAGCCGAAATCAGGACGCTCGTAGAAAGTGCTACAGATTCCAATGTATTTACCGATTCTGACCACACAAAGCTGAATGCGATAGAGGCATTGGCTACTGCTGATCAAACTGCAGCCGAAATCAGGACGCTCGTAGAAAGTGCTACAGATTCCAATGTATTTACCGATGCTGACCACACAAAGCTGAATGCGATAGAGGCATCTGCTAATGCATATACTTTGCCGTCTGCAACTGAAACAACATTGGGCGGCGTGGAGCTTTTCAGTGACACTGTTCAAGCCGTTGCTGCAAATTCGGTCACTGTTGGATCTTCAAGAACTTATGGTATTCAACTGAATGCGGATGGGCAAGCGGTAGTGAATATACCGTGGACGGATACTGTTGGCGTTCCGACAGTGAAAGCCAATCAAGATGGCACGACGACAACACCGACGAGTAATGCCATTCAATTAATCGCTGGAAATAACATAACGATATCTGAAGTTGGATTGCCAGGTAATTACAATTTCTCAGCGACGGGTTTGTTACCAACAGCAGGCGGTACAATGACGGGAGATTTGCTGTTTGGCGATAATAAGTCAATAAAATTAGGAACTGACAACGATTTAATCATTAAGCACGATGGCAGTAATTCTATAATCGAAGACGCGGGAACCGGGAATCTAAAATTAGTCGTACAGGATTTGCAAGTCGTCGATCAATCAAGTAACGCTCTTTTCTCGACTGCAAGTGGTGCTGAAACGATATTTTATGCGTCTGGATCAGACGAAGCGTTTAAAATTTTTGGCGACTCTGACGGGGCTGTGAGAGCGAAGACCAATATAAGAATTCACGACTTACAAGGTAGATTCCAAACGGGCCGTGCCGCTGTTGCAGATGCAGGTTCAGGTGCAGAATACTGTTTTGAAATGTATGCATCGTCAAATACCGCCGCCGCTGATGATGACCACGGAAACATCAAAGTGAAAGGGGGTGGAAATTTAAATGTGATCACGGACGCTGCTGTCGTGATTAACGCTACTACGATAGATATCAATGGCAATGCAGACATATCGGGCACTATAGCAGCAGGGGGTGTTGTAACGGCAAACGCAGGTGTGGTAGTAGATAACATCACGATTGATGGTAATGAGATTGATGTAAGTTCTGGCAACCTAACCCTAGACGTTGCAGGAGACATTATCCTCGATGCTGATGGTGGTAATTTAAAATTCGCAGACAATGGCACAGTAAAATTAGATATTTATGAATATAATTCAAATTTATATTTTGACAATCCAGTATCTAATTCTGGCGTTATATTCCAAGGTACAGACGGAAGCGCGTCCATATCGGCCCTCACACTTGATATGTCAAACGCAGGAGCCGCTACTTTCACAGGAGCAGTAACAGCCAACGCAGGTGTAGTGGTAGATAACATCACAATTGATGGTAATGAGATTGATGTAAGTTCTGGGAACCTAACCCTAGACGTTGCAGGAGACATTATCCTCGATGCAGATGGTGCTGATATTATCTTTGCTGACGGAGGAACCCAATTTGGGTTTATAGGAAACTCTAGCAGTGACTTGGTAATGAAGTCACAAGTTCAAGACAAAAACATTCTATTCAAAGGCAACGATGGCGGCAATACAGTCACAGCCCTTTCACTTGATATGTCAGCGGCGGGCGAAGCTACATTCAATGATGATATAAATTTAGGCGATAGCAAACGCTTGCGAATGGGTGCAGGTGGAGATTTTGAAATTTTTCATGATGGCTCAAATAATTACATTAAAGGTGCTAGTAGCGACCAAGATATAATTTTTCAAGGCGTAGATGGCGGCA